ACACCCTATACCACTCTGAAAAAGATCAAAGATTTTTTAGTCCTTGGGGACCACTCTCTTATCTACATCCTGAAAAAGACCAACGGCTAGTTACGACCAACTACCTAGGTCGTCTTGATAAAGATTATAATTTAATTAATTTTACTGAGGTCGATTACTCTAAATTTAATGTCCCACCTATCTGGGAATTTGTTGGTGAAGAAGATGTTCGCATTACTCAGTGGGATGGCGACTACTACCTGATCGGGGTACGGCGTGATACCACGCCCAATGGGCAAGGTCGCATGGAGTACTCAAAAATAGAATTAGATAAAACTAACTGGACAGCCAAGGAAGTTCAACGAGTTCGTATTCCACCTCCCGTTGATGTTAACTCTTACTGTGAAAAGAATTGGATGCCTATCCTTGATAAACCTTATCACTTTGTTAAATGGGCAATGCCTACAGAGGTCGTTTGGGCTAATCCTGATAAAGCAGAGTGTAAACAGGTACTAGTAAAACAAACTCCGCAAATTTCTCCCGATCAACGTGGTGGTACTAACGTAATTGTTTGGGGCGATTATTACATTGCATTTACTCATGAAGTTAAGTTATGGAAAAACTATTTAAACCAAAAAGACTCCGTGTATAGACATCGAATGATTGTCTGGGATAAAGAGTTTAATTTTATTGGACTTACATCTTCCTTTTCATTTTTAGATACGCCAATTGAATTTTGCGTTGGCGCAGCGGTTATAAAGAAGAATCTAGTACTAACTTTTGGTGTGCAAGATAACTGTGCCTTTGTTCTTGAAATTCCTAAGAAAGTTGTAAATGGAATGATTACGGAGGCCATGTCTTATGGACGTTAAAGAATTAACTTTAAAACTGGCTGAAAATCCACAGGATGTAGAGAACAACTTTAACCTTGCTGCTGCGTACGAACATCAATTGCAGTATGCATCAGCGGCAGGGTTCTATTTACGAGCCGCTGAGTATGGGTATAAGACTCATCCGCTCATAACCTATACCTCACTATTAAAGATGGCCCTATGCTTTAATGCTCAAGGGGAGAGAAACAAAACTGTTTACAATAATATCTTGCAGGCTATTGCCTATCTACCAAACAGACCAGAGGCATACTTTCTATTAACAAGAATTAAAGAACGAAATAAAGAGTATCAAGAGTGCTATACCTTTGCAGAGTTGGGACTACTCTTTGCAACGCACACTTTTAATCAACCACTACCTGGATATGTAGATTACAACGGAGCCTACTGCTTACTATTTGAGAAGGCTGTTGCTGGTTGGTGGATTGGCAGAAAAGATGAGAGTAAAAGTTTATTTCATCATCTGTTAGATGAGTATGAGATGTCACAAGAGTATGTAAACAGTTGCCTTAATAATTTAAAGTTGTTTAACTAATGTTTCCTAATTGGTTTAAAGATGTAGAGAAGTACTTTAGACATGTGCCAAGTGTTCCACTTCGTGCACTGCAGATTGGGACCTATACAGGCGATGCCACTGAGTGGCTATTAAATAATCGGGAGATTGAATATCTAGATGATGTAGATACTTGGGAAGGCAGTGAAGAAGTTGCCCATGAATCTCTAGATTTTTCTTCAGTAGAGGCTTACTACGATTCAAGATTTCCAAAGGATGGAAGAGTCTTAAAACATAAGATGACCAGTGATGAGTTCTTTTTAAAAGGCGCCAGTTCATATAACTTCATATACATAGATGGGGATCACACAGCCCTACAGACCGCTATAGATGGCTTGAATGGCTTTAGACACCTGGAATCAGGTGGGGTGATGGCATTTGATGACTACCTTTGGAACTACGGCGGTAAGGAGTACCTAGAGCCTAAGAGAGGCGTTGATTGCTTCCTTAATGTATGTAGGGGCGAGTATACGATCATTGAATCTGGCTACCAGGTATGGATTGAGAAGTGTTAGATAACGCCTGCTTTGAGGTCTTTCATACTGATACTGGAAATGAATTAAGAAACAAATCTTACGAGGGCATTTTAAAATCTATGTCATTCTTGCCTCGTCTTGGTTCTGAGACTGTATATCTAAATACAGCAGAAAAAGCAACGGAGTTCTTAAGTAAGAAACCTGAGTTTAAAGTAAATACTGTTACCGACTTCTGTAAGCCAGGAGAAACCTTCCCACCATCATCTGGAGTTATAGGAGTTTGGGCAAGCAATTACTTGGCGTATAAAAAGTTTTTAGAGTCTAAATACGACACACTAATTATTTTTGAAGATGACATAGTAATAAGTAGTAACTTTAAAAATATTGCAAGTATTTATATGAGTGAACTTATGCCTGTCTGGGATTTCTTTTCATTTTTTGTTCCTGATGATTCTTTGTTTGCTTACAATCCTTTAGAACACGATGTGTATCAAGACTATATCTGTCTTTCATATCAACAGTGGTCATGTGCAGGATATGCTGTAAGCAGACGTGGTGCAGAAAAAGCAATAAAGGATGTTGAATCTAAAGGAATTAATTGCCCTGTAGATTGGTATATCTTTAACTTTAGAATGAAACAAGAAGAAAACCAAATAAAGTTTAATACGTTTACGGTAAAACCGCAGATATATAAACCTATAAAGTTTTTACAAGCAGCAGCGCAGTACAGTCAAATACATAACGGTAGTACAGAACTTTTTTAGTTACATTCCACCTAGCATTAAGACATCAGCAACAGTAGCACTGCCTGATGGTGAAGTGCCTGCAGTTCCTTGGGTTCCTTGAATTGCAGTACCTTGAGTACCTTGAGCACCCTCGGTACCTTGAGTTCCTTGAGTTCCTTGTGTTCCTTGAGAACCAACTGTGCCTTGAGTTCCTTCAGTACCCTGAGTTCCATCGGTTCCTTGGGTTCCTTGAGCACCTACTGTACCTTGAACGCCCTGTACTCCTTGAACGCCCTGAGTTCCTTGAGCACCCGTATCACCCTTGTCACCAACACGAGCAAATGTCACATATAGGTTGTCATTATTAATGACTGACAGAGTTCCTGTTACATGAGCAATTGGGACGTTAAAGTATGCTCCACCACTTTCGTGCGTATGAGTACCAGTAATTTGGAAGAATGCAAAACTGTTCGCATCTCCAACTTCGGTGAACTTGATAGTTCCTTTAATTCCAGAGGTTGAGTCATCAATTGTTTGTAGTAGTTGTGAAATATCATTTGAAGCAAAATCAACGTTGTCTATGTATAACGCAGTTGCACTAGAGATAGTTGCATTATTAAACTTTAAATTTCCACTACCTGGATCAGTATTTTCTGTATTAGTTAAGAAATTATATTCATGAGTTTCGCCACCAAATGTTCCAGTAGCACCCTGAGTTCCAAGAGTTCCCTGAGTTCCTTGTGTGCCCTGTGTACCCTGAGTACCTTGCGTACCCTGAGTTCCCTCAGTTCCTTGAACGCCTTGGGTGCCTTGAGTTCCCTGTGTACCTTGAGTACCTTGTGTGCCTTGAGAGCCTACGGTTCCTTGTGTACCGTCAGTGCCCTGAGTGCCTTGAGTTCCTTGAGTTCCTTGAGTTCCCTGTGTACCTTGAGTACCTTGAGTTCCATCAGCGCCTTGAGCACCAACTGTACCTTGCACACCCTGTAGACCTTGCACACCTTGCACACCTTGTACACCTTGTACACCTTGTACACCCTGAGTGCCTTGTACGCCTTGTACGCCTTGTACACCTTGAACACCTTGAAGACCGCCATACGCAAGAGAGTTCCACGCAGTAGAGCCATTACCTACTTTAAATTTACCAGTGTCAGTTTCTGTTCCAACTTCACCAGCAGCAAGTGTTGGGTTATTTGCTGTCCACTGAGACTCAGTTCCACGACGTAGTTTGATTGTTACTGACATTAAATTACTCCTCCACCATCATAGGAACTTGTGTACGTATCACTGCCACCTGCTTCGTCTCCTCCATCGGCTACACCTGTTACGGTGTCAGAACCACCAACTTCATCTCCACCCTCAATTATATCAGCAGAAACATTTGTAACAATCTCGAGCCACTGCACTCCGTCGAATACATACACATTACGTGCATCTGTATTGTAGTAGATGTCACCTACATACCTGCCAGTAGGCTCTGTGCCTACGGCAAGTACGTTAATAGGTACGAGGGCTCTTTTACTCATGCGTTATGCTTTAACTACTACCCTATATGTCTCACCTGATTGTGGAGCCACTGCAAATCCGATAGTTACAGCATTTGTAGTTGTTGCAACTATGTCAGTAACTACCTCATTATGAGCAGCATCCCAGACAGTTACTAACACATCTCGTGTTGAAAGATTGTGTGTAATTGTGAAGGTTGTTGCTGTATATGGATTTACTGGAGTAATAGTTTCTGCATAGGTTCCAAGTTGTCCAGAGGTACCTTGAGCACCCTCTGTTCCTTGGGCGCCAGTAGTTCCTTGTGCACCAGCAACACCAACAGCACCAGATAGATTTACTGTCCATGAAGCGTATGTTCCAGAACCAATGTGCTTAGTCTTAGTAAATACAAGGGCGCCAGTACCAGAGTTGTAACTTGATACGGTACCGTATTGAATGTTGCTGACATCGTATGCAACAGTGATGTCTTGACCGACAGAGTAATCAACTGCTAAATCTGCAACAGTAATTGTTTGAGATCCGCTGTTTGCTAGTGTGAAGGATGTTGTAGAGGTTGTGGAGTACTTATCTCCATCAAAACCTGCTGTACCTTGAGTTCCCTGAGTTCCTTGGGCTCCCAGAGTTCCTTGTGTACCTTGAGCACCTTCTAGTCCTTGAGCACCAACTGTACCTTGAGTTCCTTGAGAACCAACAGTTCCTTGAGTGCCTTGAGAGCCTAGAGTACCTTGAGTACCCTGAGCACCCTCGGTACCTTGTGCACCCTCAGTTCCCTGTGCACCTTCTGTTCCCTGTGAACCTACAGTTCCTTGAGCACCAACGGTTCCTTGAGTACCTTGAGTTCCTTGAGATCCAACAGTACCTTGAGATCCAACAGTACCTTGTGTTCCCTGTGCACCTTCTGTTCCCTGTGCTCCGTCAGTACCTTGAGTACCTTGGGTTCCTTGAGTACCTTCAGTACCTTGAGTACCATCTACACCCTGTGTGCCTTGGGTTCCTTGTGATCCTTCAGTACCCTGAGTTCCATCGGTTCCTTGGGTTCCTTGTGAGCCAACTGTGCCTTGAGTTCCAATAGTTCCTTGTGAACCAACAGTTCCCTGTGCACCCGCTGTACCTTGAGCACCAGTAGCACCAGCATCACCAGTACGAGCAAATGTAAATAAAAGTTCATCGCTATTGCTAAAGGTTCCGTTACCAGAAACATAAGCAACGTTAACAGTAAACCAATTTGATTCATCAGTAACACTAGCAATTGTATAAAGAGCAAAAACAGAAATATCGTTTTTCTTAGATACTTTTACGTGACCCTTGATTGTAGATGTTGAATCATCAATAGTGGTTAAGAAATTAGAAACATCATAGTTACCATCAGAAGGATTATCATCCAATGCAAGAATGGTTGCTGAGGCTAATGTAGCGTTATTGAAACGAGCAAAATTATCGCCTGGGTCTGACATAGTTGTGCTAGTACTGAATGTATATCCAACTGTAATACCACCAAATGAACCTTCAGCACCTTGTGCTCCAAGAGTACCTTGTGCACCTTCTGTGCCTTGTGCACCTTCTGTTCCTTGTGAACCAACTGTGCCTTGAGTTCCGTCTACACCTTGAGTACCTTGTGTGCCTTGTGCACCAACAGTACCCTGCGTTCCGTTAGTTCCTTGAGTTCCTTGCGAACCTAAAGTACCTTGTGTACCTTGAGTTCCATCAGTACCTTGAGTTCCTTGTGTTCCTAGAGTTCCTTGTGTGCCTTGTGTTCCTTGTGTGCCCTGTGTACCCTGAGTACCGTTAGCACCATCAAGACCTTGAATACCATCAGTACCCTGTGTTCCTTGAGTTCCCTGTGTGCCATTAGCACCATCAAGACCTTGTGCACCAGCAGTTCCTTGAGTGCCCTGAGTTCCTTGTGCTCCAGTAGTTCCTTGAGTACCTTGTGCACCAGTGCTGCTGTTAATCCATGCAGAACCATTCCAAGTGCGTAGGTAATTTAATACTGTGTCATAATAAACTTGACCAACTACGGGAGATCCTGGGGCCTCTGCTAAGTTTTGTATTCTTGCATTTTGTAATTCTAATTTATTTAAATCAATCGGGGTTAAAAACTTACGGGCCATTTACATTATCTCCTTAAGATAAATACGCTTTGCCTGAAAATGCTTGGGAGAACGAGACCGTAAGTGAGTTCAAATTAGTGTACGCAATTTCACCTTCATAGATTGTACCAGCAGAGTCTACAACTGTGACGTTAGGCTTAAAGCCTAAATTATGATTTATTACCCAAGATGAACTAACCACTCCTTGAGTATGTTCGTAGGCTAGAGCCTGTGGCTCTAGTGCGTTGTCAGTTGTTCCAAAGTCTTGGGTACCAGATGGTGTTGTTATTAAGATTACATCATTTACTACAATTGGAACACTAGATCCTGGTCTTACGTACTGACTCATTCTGTTACCTCTTCAGTCTTAAATATCTTTCCTCTAACGTATGTTTGGGTGACTCCGTCTTTAGTTAACTGAACATCATAGTAAGAGGTTCTAGGTAACATACGGGTCTGTGTTCCAGTGAGGGTTAATTTTAGAGTACGAAGGCCTGCTCCGTCTGCCGTACCTACGTTTGGAAATGTAATTGTAAAAGTTGTTATAACTCCAGGAATACCCACTCCTAGAATGTCTGCTTTTGCGGTATAGGTATCCACTTCAAAATCAAGCACAATAGTAAACTCATAGGCATCTCCCTCATACACAAAGAGGTCCTGAGTAACAATCGATACTGGAGTCTCTACATTGCCATAGGTAGGGGTAGGAAGATGGACACGAGTTGCCGCAGAGCGATCATCAATCTCCTGTGGCTGAAATATTGGTACGTAGTGATTAGTGGTCTTTGAAATTCTGCGGAAACTAAATACATCGATCTTGAACATACCAATACCAAGTTGAGAACATAGTTCTTTGTATTGTTGTTTTCTAGACTCAATCATCTGCATTAATTGTTGGTAACGCTCAGAACGTGGAATGGTCACACCGTCTGGAGCAAAGACGTTAATATCAAAAGCAGCATCATTAGCCAATGCATACAGGGCTAGGGTTGATGCATAAATAATTACAGGATACTCTTCAAGAGTTGGTAAATTTTGAATACTTACGCTACGACCATAGGCATCTGTGTGGAAGGCTGAATGCTCAAGGAAGGCTGTACTTATATAAGTTTGAGTTTCTGCGGTTGTAAAGTATCTAAAGTAATTTCCAGCAACAATAAAGTCGTCACCATCATCAGGAACATCATCACATACTATGTACCCAGTTGCTTCTTCAACCTCTACATCTGCGGAGATATCGGTGCCATTCCTGGTTACTATTAAGTTAGCGCCATCAAGAGGAGAGTACGGAATTAAAAATCTATTAGTAGTTCCATCTGCTGTAAATTGATACACAAAAGATTTAGGTATATCACCAATTTCAGACCGTAATCGATCTGCTAGGCTTGCAATCGTAGCCACATAACCTCCGTTAAAATTCTATGCCAATCATCTCGTGTAATAGAAATTTATTCAGCGCAAAATAAAAAGGGTCCAACTCCCAACTGGGAGGAGGGCGGGAACCAGTTGAGAGTCGGACTACTAGCGACGGCTAGTCTTTAGTTTGGCCGCCAAATATATCCAAGTTGCTCTAGATAATCGGCTAGTGATCTTGGAACTCGATACTTAACACCTGCTTTAAAGGTGTAAGTGTTTCCGACTCCGTAACTCATATCGTCAATATCAGTAATTGTGCGAATGATGACCATGTCACCTGCAGTTGATACTCCGACATTTTCGATTTCGTCAAGTACTAGTGGAGCATCTGGATTCTTAGGATCAAAAACATCCTTTTCCAGACTCTCTGTCTCAAGTTGAGTAGCGATAGATATTTCTTCTTTACGCTTCTTTAATGCTTCCGCATTCTTTTTTGCTGCTTGTTCCGCTGCTTTGCCTGTTGCATCAAGCGGACTTGTCTGTGTATTTGCCACGTTGTTTATTCTCCTAAGTTAGTTAGAGGTGGCTGGGAGCCAAAAAAGGAGTAAGGCTCCCAGACACCAGGGTAAAACAAATTAGTTGGTGTAAACCTTGCAGATCGCTTGATCTGTGATTACGCCAAGACCCCAAATTGCATACCAAGCAAGAGCGTGCTCACGACCGAAGTCAAGAACGCCACCATCACGAAGTTCAACTGGGAGAGAGATTGCGTGACCAAATGCATTGTCACCAATCATGATTGCTTCATAAACTGCAGCACCGTTGCCAGTAGCAGTAGTTAGATAACCTTTTTCTGCTGTGTAATCTGCAGACTCTGGGTTTCCACCACTTCCTGGAGCAGTGTTAGCCTTAACTGGAACTTCAATCTGTGATGCTGGAAGACCAGCAGATGTAGAAGTTGTGTAAGCAGCGTTTACTGCAAGTTTTTTAACTTGAGTTGTCTCAATGAATACTACGTCGTACAAACGACCAATTTCACCAAGCATGAAGTTACCAGGTGCGGCGTACTTCGTTACCTCAATGAACTCTGGGTTTGAACGGATATCACGAGATTGCGCTGGGCTAATGAACATTACATAAGTCTCACCTAAGCGAGGAATGTTCTTAGAAGCAAGAGTAAGAGCAGCATCCTTCACTGCACCAGTTGATAACTTGTAGTTACCATCTAGATCAGAGAATTGTGTTGCTACGGTACCTTCGTTGTACCAGTCGTTTACACCTTGTAGTGATGTGCGGTCATAACCGAACACTGCAGAAGTTGCTGCAGACAAAGTGTTACGTGCCTGTACATCTAGGTATTGCGCCATTTGGCGTCCTAGAAGACGGGATGCTGAAGCCATTACGTCATCAAAAGATGCGTTCAATAGTAATTCAGAAACAGCAACAGCATAACCATGCTCTGCTACTGTGATTGCAATCTGCTCTGCAGTAAGTGCGTTTGTTGTCATACGAACGCCTTCTGTCAAAGGAGTTGGATCTACTGCGAAGTTCTTGTAACGAAGGAAGTTCACACGAAGACCAGGTGCTACACCTAGTTCAGTCTTCTTAACTGCGAATTGTTCGAAACGAAGAATTGGCATTGCCTGGAACAAAATTTCTTTCGACCAGATTGTTTGAATTGCTTGGTTCAGGCTTGTATTTGAGCCTGAGTAAGCGGTTGGGGC